TGCGCCGTAGAAGCTGGGGTTAAGAACAGCGTACCGGCCGTTGACTGGCACGTTGCTGTTGTTGAGGGTGATTCCGGCCGACACTACCGAGCGGTAGGAGAAGGCGCTGGAAGCAACCGTCAACGCGCTGGTGAAGGTGGAGGAAGTCACGAGGGCCAACAGATCCCCAACCATTTGCAAGCCGAGGGCGTGCGCGGCTGCGCCGGCGAAACGCTCGATGAGGTTGATGTTGGAGCTGGTGCGCTCTTGATCGTCCACAGAGTACGAAACGTGCTTGAACTTGTTGAGAGTGATCTGCACGTCCGTCTGGGTTGTCGCAGTCGCTACGTAGCCGTTGGCCTGCGAGTAGTCCTGGGCGGTCGTCGCAGAGATACGGTGGGTAAAGACTGACGCGTTGTATTTAGCTGCTTCGCTGCTGAAATCCGTTACAGAGTTTCTGAGGAAGCTGTAATCTGCCACGAGGATTTCAAGAGCCCTCTGTGCGATTACATTCGCATTCGTTGTTCCGATTGAGTTAGGCATGGTGGTGTCTCCTAGTGGACTGGATTACAGTCCGAGTTTGCGGAGCAGTTCCGACCGGCGGGCCGGATTCTTTTCCGCGTTGAATTGATTGAGGATTTCTGCCCGGCCGAGCGGTTGGCTCGATTCAGCGGGAACCGCCACTGCGCCAGCAGCGTCGGCCTTGGCTTTCTCCAAAGTGGTCACGGCCTTGTCGTCGGCCTTGGACATCTCTTTTTTGTAACCCATCTCCTCGTCATCTTCGTCCTCTTCGATCTTAGGGGTCAGCATGCCGATTAGTTTGGTCAACATTGCCGCGATGTCGGTCAGAGTAGGCTCGGCCATCTTCTGCTCGTCCTTTTTCTCTTCGGGCATTTCAGCCAGTTCGGCTTTCGGTGCTTCGACAACGGCGGGAGTTTCAATGGCAGGAGCTTCGGGTGCGGGAACTGCCACAACGGCAGGCTCGCTCAGCTCCTTTTTGACTTCGACAGGTGCTTCGTTCATTTGAAGTTTTTTCATGTCAACCGCTGAGAAGGCAGAAAACATCCCTGCGGGATTGGCGGCCGGCTCAGAAACGATTGAGCAGTCATAGATTTCAGTCACCCGGGCAAAGCGTTCCGACCCCATTACTTCAGGCACGCCGCTAAAGGTAAGGGATATGCCAAAACCTTCGGGCAGAACTTGGGCCAGCTGCTCGACAAACTGCGCCTCATTAGTGTTGAAAAGGTTCAAGTCGCCCAGCAGGCGGTCGCCTTTGATTAAAAAATTATCGATGTAACCAAGGATGCCGGTGACGGGAGCGCCGTGGCCCATGGTCACTTTGATGCGCTTCATGCTTTGCGCCACTTTTAGCGCTTGCTCGAGCGAGGTTTGGTCGATCTTGAGGTTGTGGCCCCTAGCCTCTCCAACCGTTAAAATTGAAACGCTGTTTAGTTTGTTGGCCATATAGGCCATAACGAACGTCAACTTTAGAGCAGATCGCCGTCAGTTTCGCGGTAGCTTTTCTTTACCTCGCCTCCGCCTGCCATCTTTAAGAATTTGTTTACCCTGGCAATCGCCCAGGCCGTCCTGCTGTTGGGCCTTCCGCCGCTGATGGTTGGCCTGAAGCTAGTTGAGAAAGCGCCTGCACCCCTGCGAAAAACCTTCTTGAGTGCCCCTAGGGTGGGAGCCTTGCGGTTAGGATGGCGCTTTTTGAAATCGGCTATTTTGTTTTTTAAAGTTTCTTCAACGGCTTCACTGATCTCGATATCGCCTGCCTTTGACCTAGTGGAAGCTGTGCCGGCTGGGTTCGTCTTGCTACCCTTCTTGCGTTCACTTGCTGGCGCGGGTGTTTGGCTGGCTGACTTCGGCCCCGGCCGGGCCGCCATCTCGCGGGCTATCCGGCGCATCTGTACCGCTGCCCAGCTCTGGGCAGGATCGCCACCCCATAGCGCCCAAGCTATCCGGCCTGCCGACGGGAATCCGGGTTCGCCAGGGTTAAAGCCTTCCCCTTTTTTATCCACTTCATGCCTCGCCAGGTATGAGCTGATGCGGGCGATTGTCTCATCTGGAAAGTCTACGTTATTGATTATATCGCGTGCCCTAGCCACGCCCACCTCAGTCCCTCCCCGCTTGTATTCCCTGCGCCACTCTAGCCCCTTCTTGGCTTCGGCAATCATGCCGGCCGTAGGTTTAGCTAATTCTATTTTTTCTTTTTTTTTTAAGCCCGATTGCGTTTGCGACCATGTCTAGTTCTTTGTCGCTGAGCTTGTAGTCTGGATCGTCGCGCATGGTGAAAGATTCTGTCTGTGGATTGGCGGATAGTTTCATCTGCCTAGCACAAACGGCTGCCCTCTGATCGTTTTCTGGAAACTCGGACACCATTGTTGGATTACCCATACAGCGATCCATAAACTTATCATCAGTCTCGCCTGCGTTTTGTGTTGGCAAATCTAGCTCAACCTTTGCGCTTAGTTCCGCATCTGGCCCAGCGTTCGGATCTTTCTCGGGATTAACTGGCGTGGGTTCGTCGATTGCGGGTGCTTCGGCTACTGGCTCTTGTGGAGCTGACGCACTCTCTCCGCCTGTTGCGATAGCAGATTTTGTTGGCGCACCTTTTGCAATTCTTTCGGCATCGTCTTGGTTCATTCCAAAGATTGATACAAGAATAACAACCGCCTGCTCTGGCGTGACTAATCCTTGGCCAATCGATTGCAATAATGCAGTGAGGCTTTGCGCTCCGCCAACTCCGATCTTTGTGATCAATGGCTCTGGCTGTGCTTCGCCTCCACCAAGATAAGCCTGTTCCATTTTTCTCTGGTCGGATACTTCCATCCAATCCATGCCAAGCTCGCCAAAGTAATCGGAAAGAGTAGTCAGCCCGGCTTTGTAATCTTCACGCGATTGCTGCGCTTCCCTGCCCGCGTCCACAGTCAGCGACTTAGGAGTCTGCCACGTAACCTTTGCGTAATCATCGACGGCTGGTAGGTCTCCGTTGGCAATCGCTCCGCCGATGAAGTAGCGCCATGCGCGGGTGCAGAATCTGTCGATGAGCAGGCGTTGCCGTTGCTCAAATCTACGCTGCGCCTTCGCTACAATAAACCGCATCCCTGCCCCGCCGACGCTGGCTGGGTCGTAAACAAATTCAACAGGCAAGCCTAGGCCCATGGCCACGTCACGAATCAGGAACTTGGCGAAAGGTTCGAAGCCTGCGTGGGGCCGATTAGGCCCAATCATCTCAATCTTTTCGCCAGGTGAAAGGCGCGGGATTGTGGCCGAGCTGGTGATCTCCTCGCGGGCGATAGTGGGTTCGCCAGGATCTTGAGCCTGCACGGTTCCAAAGAATCCGCCCTGCCCAGCCAGCTCGTCGCCTTGGTCGGTGGTGATGACTGCCGCAATCGATCCCTGCAATTTTAAAGCGTCCTTTTCAAACTCGCCGAGCATTTTTAAATCACGGACGTGATTCAATGCGCGAGCGAGTGAAGATCCTCCACGAATCTGATCCGGCCGTTCCAGCTCCATTAGGTGAATGACAGTATCTGCGCCAAGCTTTCGATACAGTTCGCCCGTCTGAACTAAATATCCAGTAGGCTCGCCAAGCTTTCCGAGGAACACGCCGTCAGAAGTTCCGTAATCATCGCCTTCGCAAACGCGATGGCCTTCCACAATCTGTAGCTTTCCCTTTTCAGTCATGATTACGAACACGTCGCCATCCACGTCGATCGATCGCGATAGCGCCAGCAGCATGTCCGTCCAGGTCATCCGGCCGGTAACTTCGGGCGATGGCACTACCACGTCGCGCCAGTATTCCTCACACAGCCTGCCAAAGTCCTGATCTGCCCCGCGATATTGCGGCCGGAGTCCCGGCCCGATTGAATAGGTGGCGATGGAATCCACCGCCCCTTTGATCAGCCCGACGTTGCGGTACATGTGCCGGGCGAGCTTGAGCAGTTCAACCCGTGTCGCTTCGTTTAGATCTAAGCGAGAATCCCGGGCATGGGCGCCATAGATGACGGGACGCTTACGAGAAAAGCCTGCGCCTTCGTAGGGTTGGAACGTGCTGATGCCTGCACCGAATCCAGCTCCGAACGCTTTGATCCCTGCGCCCATCCGGGCCACGAGTGAAAGTTTCTGTGCCATAATCAGCTATCCAGAATGTAAGAAAATGAGGCGCTGGTGCGTGTGACCTGTACGCCATTTAGGTAATCGATTGCGGCTTGAAATAACTCAACCCGTTCGGTCGGTTTAAGGTCGATCTGGAAGCTGGCCGATTGTCCGCCCGCTGAAGATCCAACTAGTGCACGGCCTGATGCTGCGCCCGTCATTGCCGCGTTGCGGTCAGTGTTAAGGTTGGTCAGGGCGCTTGCGGTAACACCAGAGGCTTGTGCCAGGTAGTTCGTCGCAACTGCCCGCGTAAGTCTGCGGGAAATAGCCATCACGTCGCCACGGGTGTCAACGATTCCTCGTCTAGTGAAGCGGTTGGCCTAATGACTTTTCCGTACACGGCAAAGCCAGCCAGATAAGTTTCGCAATCGTATAAGTGATCCTGCCTGCTTTTGATCCGTATCCATTCGTAGTGATCGCGCCCCGTCTTGCGGTTTATTCGATGCACCTTTTTGTGGCTGCTCATGTGCTCGCGGTAGTCCGGGCTTACGTCATGGGCAATTTCCCAGCGTGGCCCCTGCCCGCGTCGCAACCATGCCAGCAGATCCTGACAGGCTGGCGAGCTGAGTAGCAAAAGCATGCAGCCCGCGTCAGTGGGTTGTTCGGCCGAGTGTACTGACTTCATCCGACCGCGTGGCGTCTCGATCCAGTAAGCTGGCCGCTCTTCGCCCTTTAATGCAGTCCACTTATAGCGGGCGCAGATTCGGTAGGAGTCTTGCGTCTCGTATCCGCTATCCATTGCCGTGTGCTTCGGTTGAACGCCTAGCGTATGCAAGTGTTGCGCCACATCCTCGATCGTTCTTGCCCTGCCTTCATCGATTAGCCTGCTCGTTCCATCCCTAGCGAACGCCCTTACTACAAACCAATACTCGTCGATCTGTCTGTCTATGGCCGCCAGTTTGATATGTTCCGTTTCCCAATCCTGCTTTTTCGCAAATGCGCCGGCGGGAATGTCGATTGTTTTATCGTCATCAAACTGATCCTCCCACGGCATCGCGCTCCATCCGTTAACGAATCCTTGCAACCCGTGCAGATAATGCTTTTGAGTTAGGAACTGTTTGGCGCAATCCGCAAAGGTGACTGTGGGCGAGTACCAGCTAGGTAGTCGCATGCTGCGCCTTCCGCGTTCTGCGTTTGGATTCGCTGCCACCCACTTGCCCTGCTCAACGGCTGATCGCCTGTGGCCCTCAGTCCACGGCTCGTTGCATTTAGTGCAATGGTAAGCGGCCGTCTCTCCCACTTTCTGTAAGTCCCATTTGCCGTCAGGATTGCGTGCGCTATCCGCCCAACGCACTTGCCCGAACTCCATTGCCTGCATTTCACCGCAAGCGTGGCAAGGGACATGGAAAGTTTCCTGCGTTCCTGCCTGATAGTTCTGCCATATATCGCCAGTGCTTAACGTCGGCGTGCTAGTCAGCACGTGCTTGCGGTTGGGGAAAGCCTTTGTCCGTTCTAGCGCCAGATTGTAAGCGGCCGCTTCCCGTTCGGTCGGTGGCGCAAACTTGTCCAGCTCGTCCAGTACAGCAATGCAGATCGGCCGGGAGCTGATGTTGGCCGGGCTATTCGATCCCACCAAGCTAAGAGTCATGCTGGTAAACTGCATCTCTAGGATTTTGAAATCATCGCTGTCATATGGGAACAGCGCCCGCACCGGCTTGCACTTCTCAAAGATCGGAGTCAGTCGCGTTTCGCTGTAGCTTCTGGCCAGATCCGCGTTAGGCATTACGAGCAGTGCTGGCGCTGGATCGTTGGCAATCCGATACGCAAGCCAGATAGCCAGAGTCAGCGTCTTGCCTGTCTGCGATCCCCAGCAAAGGCTAACGGTATGCACGCCCGGATCGGCCAGTGCTTCCAGTACGCCCGCCACGTAAGGCGTGTACTTGGTTGAGTAAAGACCTGGGCGAGCGGTTATCCTGCTATCCAGCTGGATGTTTTTTTCCGCCCACTCGATCACGCTGGGCGGTGGCTCAAAGTTCCAGCGATCGCGCTCGCGTTTAAGTAGCTGTTCGGCCGCCTTCACAG